CGCGCCTCATTATAAAGTCTTCCTTCAGTGTCGAGTACTTCACTCGGCTTATAAGGAGGAGCTCCTTCTGGTAGCCACCATCCTACGTTCGGATGGAATGCCAATTCAAAGATATACCGAAGCGTTTCATTGTCATACTGGCGTAAGATAGAAACCTTTGTTGATACATCTTTTGCTTCCTTGACTAAATCAAGGATCTCTGCGATTGCTAATGTTCTTTGCATATTAAAACTCGTTGACGCTTTCTAATAGGAGTTTGAGACGATGCTCGATAAAGTAGTTGAAGAGTTTGTCTCTTCCTTTACCAGCTTGTTGCTCGTACTGTACGAGCACTTCCTTCTTAATATCAGGAGGAATGAAGTTGAGATCAACGAGCTGTTGATTGCGCAGATAGCCGCGCAGCATCTTCTCGTCACAGAATTCCTTCGGATCTGCATCGAGCCATTGATCTAATTTTTTCTGACTAATAGGTTTCTGTCTTGCACCGACAACGAACGTGTCATCAGCTGACAAGAAGTTAGGAACACCGTCGCCAGCATCTCCGCGAATGATATGTTCTTTCATGAACTTATCGACATCGTTTGTCTTGCGCCACTTCTTCTGTACAGGATCAAACTGCTGTACGTTCATGTAAGCTTGCAGCTGCACAAAGTCTTTGTCACCAGAAAGAATCAAGATCTTCTCGTTGGTATTGCCATAGGTTTGTGCAAGAGTGCCGATGATGTCATCAGCTTCGGCGCCATCGACACGAATGACTCGATAAGGAAAGTAATCCTTGAGTTCATCGCGGACTTTATTGAGAGTCTCGAATACGGCAGTCCAGTTGATCTCGGACTTCTCACGATTCTTACGACGATTGGCTTTGTAATAGGGAAATACTTGACGGCGCCAGTTATTACCAGCATCGCATGCGATAATCATCTCGCCGAATTCGTCCTTAAACTTGACATTATAAGCGCGAACAGAGTTTAGCACCATGTGTCGTAAAAGATCTTCTTCGATATCTGCATTCGTGTGGTTTCCAAGTTGTATCATTAGATTGGAAATCATAACCTGCGAAAGGTCCATAATAATCATTTCAATTTCTCACTCTTCATCTGGTAAAGTATACGTATATTCAATTGTACTGTCTTCATTATATCTAAATTCGAATATGTTGTCAGACATATTATGAAATGGATGCTCGAGATTATACTGTCTGTGCAACAATGCCTTGATGCCTTCCATGACTAAGGCTACATCTTTGATGTATTTATCGTCATTAATATCTACGCCGTAGGCTCCGAACATATTAATTATGTCAGGAATCATGTCATTCATGACTCCAGCCACGTGTTCTTTACGAGTCTGAGTAACCTTATCATGAATTTCATCTAAGTTCTGAGGCGGCGCCTCGTCGCGCTTGACACCTGGAAATAAGATTACGTTGTCCGTCATTTAATAACCCTTAGTAGAATGGTGTCTTGATTGATTCGGCCATTCGGCTTCGACTCTACGGTCTTGATCTCGTCCATGAACTTGCGCAGGCTAACTTTACCTGCACCAAGCAACGCTTGAATAGAAACGTCTGGCTTACGCAAGCTTTTGCTTGTAGAAGTCTCGACGTCATAACCGATCAAGGTAGTGCCTTTGACTTGGATTCCAGCTGGACCACTCGAATCATATCGAGCCAACTTCTTGTATTTGGTGTTGTAAGCCCATAGCTGTGTACATCCTACGACCTCTGCTGGATGGACAGAGACAATCTTGAGTGAAGGCTCTTCCTTCTGGTATTTAAGGTTCTTGACCAGATCGACAGCAGACTTTGCTTTCTTTTCACGTGGCTTACGAACCTTGACAGCCTTCTTGTTATTTACATAACGATCGATGTCACCGAAGAAACTCTGCCAAAAGTTAATCCAAAACTTTAGACGCTTGCCGAAAGCTTCTTGAACTTGCTCGTCATTCGACATAATCTCTGTATATTGAGGACGATAATAGTCAGCTACGATGCCGAGAATCTGTGCGTTCAGCTCGTTCGCTTGACAGAAGGTGTACATCGAGAACTCTTTGCCATCGATGACATTATCGAGTTCTTCTTCGAGACTCGTGATGATGTAGTTGGCCTTCTCACGAATGCGAGCTTGAATATCGACGACAGACTTTGGTGTGTCTTCGACTTCTTCGACAATCTGAGTAGCTGCCGCAAGGAGATTCTTTACACTATCATTGAAGTAGTCGAGATTCTTTTGCGGCAGCTCATTGCCATTCAGTAGAATACGTGCAACGTTACCAAGAGTCTTGGAAATCTTCCACTTTGGAAGTTTGCGTAGGAGTACGAGTTGGTCCTTGGTATAATTCTTCTTGGCATAAGTGAAGAACCAGTCACGCGACTGATCATCAGATGCCATGTAGTTATACCAGTTCAAGGCATTGCTATAGCCATCGATTACGATGGGTTCTGAGCCATAGGCTTTGTCATCGATCGACCGAATAGCCGCACGAGAGATCTGTTTGGGTTTAGCTTTAACCTTAATGACCATATTTACCTCTGTAGTTCCTTGTTTGTATTATTCAATCTACTACAGTTTTGATAATTTGTACATGCTTATTTTCACAAGTCGATTTTATAATTAAAACTTGGACCGGCGGTGGGTGTATATTGAGTTGCGTTTGGCTCCCAACCAGGAGTTCCAACGACTGGTTCCCACTTTTTGTCGACATGTTCTTTCTTGAAATACGACCACTTGCGAGGAGTTTCCATGGCAATTTCCATACCATGCTCAAGCAACTGATTGTGCACAGCACCGTGTTCGTACATCTCTACGTCATCGAAGACGAAGACAGCGCCAGGATCTGACCGCTCAAGGAAGAATGCAATCTCGGCATCGAGAGCTTCGAGTGTGTGAGGACCATCGAAGTGAACTACGCTATACTTATTGACAAGACTCTTATGCTCTGCATAGACAGGAACACCGTCTGCATAACGATTAAAGAATTCTGTATCTTCGAGGTTGAACATATAGAAGTTGACGTTTTTCTGACGGCAATACAGATATAAGTTGATCATGCATATGTCGCGCATCTCATTGGTATAGTCGCAGCGACCTTCCTTGAAGATCTCGTCACGATAATACTCGATGTTCCCATAAGGATCGATACCAAAGACTGGCTTCTCAGGAGTCTGACCGCTTTCTACGAGACCGTCGATGATACACTGTAGACCACCGCCCATACGGACACCAATCTCGACTGCTGCACCTTCTACACCCTTTGATCGAATGGCTGCGTCAGTGAGTACTTCATAGTTTGCGCTATCTGTGCCGAATTGTGCTTGGATCTGATGGATCGATACTGGTTGTTGTGACATTATGTAACCTTACCTCTGTTTCTGATATATTTAGCAATCATATGCATAATAGCTTGGTGGACGTCTTCTGCTGCCTCGTATTCTTGGATATCGACATGTAGAGAGATATCTGCGAGTTGAGCGCACTTATTATCTGGAGAAAAACCTGTCAAGGCAATAGTCTTTATTTTCAATGACTTAGCAGTCTCAATTGCCTTGACAACATTCGGAGAATTACCACTCGAAGAGATGGCTACGAGTACGTCGCCTTCTTGTCCGAGTGCATCGAGCTGGAACGAGTAAACATCGTCGTAAGAGATGTCATTCGCCACGGCTGTCATGAGTGGAATATTTGCTGCCAAAGAAATAACTCTTGGTCGCAGCCCACCTTTCTTACAACCTTTGGTATAGTCGCATGCCCAATGCTGAGCGATGGAAGCAGATGCACCATTACCAATTGTATAGATGTTATTCCGATGATTAGAAATGCTTGTCAGCCAAATGAGTTCTGCTGCTTTTTTAAATTCTTCATGATCGATACTTGCAAAGCCGATATTAATCAGGCCGAGGTGATCGAATATAATGTCAGTCTCGATAGACAACTCTTGCTCCTTCATGTGAGATGCCTACATCGAGGCATGTTCTGTCTGAGAATTCTTGGCGGATTGCACTCTTAGAATCTGTAAGCGCTAGCATGTATCCTCCGCCTCCTGCTCCAAGTAACTTAGCGCCAAAAGCACCAGAAGATTTGCAACGTTCGTACATAATATCTATATCACTGTTGGAGATCTCTTCACTCATCTGTTTCTTCAGAACCCATGCAGAATCAAGCAACTGACTGTACGTATTGATATTCACTTGCTGTGTTCCCTGCATATTTGCCATATCAGCCATTTGACGAATAATAAATGTCTTTGCTTCAAAGTTGATATTATCAAGGATCTTAGCTGCATGATGCTCTACGTTTGTAGGAATCAAGATCATGTAGTTCTCGATTGCATTCGAGTCGAGACGCTTCACATCTACTCGTCCATTGCCAAGCTCATTTGCATATTGAATGTAGTTCATGCCACCGAAAGCAGATGCAAACTGATCTTGCATGCCGATCTTCCAACCACATAGATCGATCTCGATGTGGCAAGCAGTCTTCGCAACAAGATAAGGATTTACGTATTCGAAACCAAGATAGGCTGATAAAGCCTTAATCAAAGCACAAGTAAAAGCAGACGATCCACCAAGACCGTTGCCGATCGTAGGGATGTCTGCGAATGATGTGATCTCGATGTTGGATTTGATACCGAAGAATTTCAAAGCGTTCTTGACAATATCGTTCTGAAGATCCTCAACGTTCTCTACACACTCTTGTTTCGAATAAGAAACTTTGACATGGTCGTGAGGAGTGTGCATGACTGCTACATAGACATACTTGTCGATGGCAGTTGAGATGGTTGCTCCACCCCATTGTGCAAAGTGGGCGGGGATATCACTACCCCCGCCGAAAAAACTAACTCTGAGTGGTGCTTTGGCCAATATCACGGTGTTGTTCCTTTAACGAAGCGATGAGTCCCTTCCACTTGGGAATCACTGAATCCCAACCGAAGCGAGTGTCTGCGTAGGCTTTGACGAATGACATCATGTTAGTAATGTCGTTGTTCTGCACGTTCTCGATGGCATACATCAGAGTGTGAGCAAAGATGTTAGCATGCAGATTTGGATTCTCATGATCACCGTCATACTGGACAGTTAGCCCACCCGACGTGTCAGCCAAAGCAGAGAAGTTAGGATGAACCGCCAAACAACCAGCTGACATAGCTTCAATAAGAGACCTGCACGAAGTTTCCGGCCAGATACAAGGATACGCAAAGATGTGGGCTTTTTGATATGCGGCACGTACTGTCTCCTGATCTGCCCAACCATGATAGTTGATTTGTGGGTGCTCCTTCATCCGATCGAAGAGAGGCTTGTACGCTTCGTCGCGGCCCTCCCAACCTGGACCATAGATGCCAAACGAAGAGAAGACATCTAATTCGATGTTAGGATACTTCTCGGCGAGAGCGCAAAAGACAGGAACCAGAATCTCCAGTCCACGATGAGGTGTGGACGTATAAATGAGACGTATCTTATCCTTTGGTTTCTCAACGAGTGGAATAGGCTCGATGCCTGTTTCGATAACTGTTGAATGATTGCTATATGGAACTCCAAGATAATCACGATACTGTTGATACTGCCAGTTAGAACTGAAGACCAACTTTTGAAAGCGAGCTCGAGAAGCTGGATCTTGAAGGTGTGAAGCTTCCGGATCGCCAGCGAGATCATGTAAATGATAGATCTTAATTCGGTCAGGATCGAGGTCGCGGACGCGAGCAGTGATAATTTGGACACCATCGAGTTCATCACTTGAAAGTCGGTGGAAGAGATTTCGAGTGGTAAGTTCTGTTCCACCATTCGATTCCTTGTTCAGTTCGTTCAGTTCAATCTTATCTTGGTTATTCATTATTATTCCTTAGTAGCGTTCAGCAATTCCATATCTTCATCGTAAAAGAAGAACCCGTCGCCAATTGCCTTATCATCGATCCATACGTCGTATGATGGCTTTCCGAGACGGACTTCGTGGAACTTGCATCCCCAATCTTTTAGTTGTTTTGTAGTAAGTTCGGTCCAGTCGATTCCCGATCCTGAACCACGGGCTGTCCAATAGATGATGGTATTACCCTGATCGTATAGTTTATTTATCTTCTCGATACGATGCTTAAATGGAGTTGCCAATCCATAGCGATGTTGACCATCTGTATATGGCGTTTTACAGATGGTCTGATCAATGTCTACCATGTAAATCATGCGTCGAGTGACAGTACACTAAAGCCGAGGACCGAGTCGTAACGGAACGAACGCCATCCTTTATTTTCAAGATCCCATACAGCAAGCACTTCAGGATTTGGAGTCTTCTTCTGTACGGCTTCTTCAAGATCAGTCTGTGCCGGCAATTCGCTCGGCAACAGAGTGCATAGAAGATTTCGCTGTGTTCCGTCCTTCTTCATGAAGGATACATTTGCGATTCCAGTTTGGAGAACGCCCTTTAAATATTCATTCTGCCAAGAACGATCGTTCTGGTCTGTCGTACCATTCAACGAGTTTGTCATAACCACCTACCTTTTCTGTGTCAATTATAATGAAAGGAACTGTTCTTACGTCAGGAAAGTTTTCCATAAACTCTTCGCGCGTAATATCTTTTCCTATCTTCTTCTCTATATACTGTTCTCCTTTATTTGTAAACAAGTTTTTCGCTTGTACACAAAAAGGGCAGTTGTCTTTCGTATAGATTAGAATATTCTTATTCATCGCTTGTCGCCTTACTGTAAATGCCTGTTGATCGATTTTTTGGATTACCCCAAACACCGTTCGCCCGCACTTTAATAAAGCGCATGTTAGACTGCGGACCAGGAACAGTAATCCATGGATTCTGGCCTTTGCGCCAAGCTTTCAGCTTATTGTAGGCCTTTTCGCCTTCGCTACGATCTTGACGAACTTCTTTCACGCCAGCCACGATCGAACGACGTTGGCCTTTCGATACGACTGTCTTACGTGTTCTCTTCTTACCCATTATTTAATCCTCACTTCTTGTTTTTACTTCAATTACTTGCTAATAATAGTATAATTATAATTCCTAAAACAATCCAACCTGTGACGCCTAAAGGTTTAGACTTTTTCATTCGGATTGTTTTTGTTTTTTTAAACTTGGTTGTCTTGGGCTTAGGAGCTGATAGACTCTTTCTTGAAACCCAGCCGTCTGCGGTTCTCTGAGTAAGATAAGTCTTTCTTTCGCCAGTATTTAAATTTGTAGTCGTAGTAACTTCTGAGACATTTTAGAAGAACGACTAGAACCTTTAGACGACTGCGTGTATGTGGTACGCTTAGGACCATTAGTTCTAGTTGTTCTCTTATACATTATATAACATTTTTCTCAATTAATGTCAACCCGTTTTCTCGGTCTATATACTTATACTCTACTTTTGTAGGATCCCATTCGGTGATGGCATCGAACACATCTTGAATATTTAATGTGCTGCACGTGTAAACATCTAGCTGAGCCATTGCAGGCTCGCATTCGTCCCATACATGTAGAGCAATATGACTGGTCTCGATGATAGTCACGGCAGTCAATCCGCGATTACCGACCATATCAGAATACACCGTGTATGGTCCCATTAAAATTTTCATATCAATCTGATTAACCAGTTTCTTCATCCACTCATCGATCGCCGATGTGCATTGCGGAGGATTGTTCAGCTCTGCTCTTACAATCAAATGCTTGTGTTCTAGTACCTTACCCACCTCATAAATTCTCCTGTTCGGGGTTGAAAAGTAAAGCCTTCACGTGGCTTGTTTGAATTTTACAAGATACCCAACTATTGTAATATTTAGGATCTAAAATGGCATCTGTATCGAATATATATTTTGTTTCAAAGTAATTACATTCTCCGCGACCCTTGCAGAGTCTTAAGATCGTTCTACGAAAGTTATCTTTTCCGTAGAGATCAATGTCTTCTTTGAGGGAAGTAGAAGATCCGTAGTAGTCTCGCCAATCGGACTCTACGCGAAGCTTCTTTCGTTTACCTTTGACAGTTTTGTATCCGGCTTTTGTTAGATACTTACGACCTATATATTTCTTGCCGTTTACCAAATTTTCAATCAAATATATGAAGCCGTAATAATCTTCAACATCAGTAAATTCTTTATCTTCGTATAACCAACTCATAGATCACGTTCCATTTGGAGAATGATCTATTTATTCGTCATATTCTTCTTCGAATGGATCTTCAAGATCAAGCTCTGCAGAACAGTATGGACAGTATTCTGGAAGAGCGGTGTTTTCTGTGATTATTTTAAATTCCTCGTCGCATGACGGGCAGGTTATCCAATCCATCTTAGTTCCTCTTATTTTTTAAAGATGTCTTCTAAATCAACACCAACATATTCTGCTAGCTTCTTAATGAAATCTACTTTGTCATCCATGTGGCAATCAGGTTGACCGGTTTCTTCGTCGAACTTCTTTGCAGCTTTTAGCAGTTGCTTAAGTTCCTCAACCTCTTTCTTCAGTGCTTCGAATTCTTCTTTCGAAACTCCAGAAGTATCAATAACCAAAGGATATCCTGGTATGCCTGGTTGTGACGGATATGGAACACTTGTTGGTTGTGCTGGCCAAGGGTTTGGATGAACAATTCCTCGCCAACGAGGAGGAAAGTTATCCCGATAACCATCACCGATATTAGATACTGTACACATTATAAAGTAAATCCTTTGAAAGTATTTTCGTCGACGTCTTTTTTGACACCACCAATCACATAGCTAGTAATTTCTGTTTCTTGCGGGGCAACTTGTACGTCAGAACCTGAAATCCACTTCTGTGTCCATGGCAAAGGATTCGCTCCTGGCTTTCCGTTCAGACCGATTGCGCCCATACGTTTCGCGGCAATATGGTCTACGTAGTTACAAAGAAGTTCTTCGTTCAGACCAATCATCGAACCGTTCTGGAAAAGGTAATGTGCCCAACTTTTTTCTTGCTCGACCACTCGATGAAACATGCTGATGCACTCATCTCGTGTCTCTTCTTGTATGCGAGCAAAGTCTGGATCCTCTTTCGGTAGAATTTTGAGGAGCTGTTGTGTCGAGGCAAGATGAACGTTCTCGTCCCGCGCGATGAGCTTGATGATCTTGGCGTTACCCTCCATCTTCTTAACTTCCGCAAAAGCCCAACTACATGCAAACGAGACATAGAACCTTACTCCTTCTAAAGCATTCACAGCATTTAGACAGAGCCATAGTGCTTTCTTGTGATCATAATTATATCGCATAACACTATTGAATGCAATTAAGTTATCATAGTACTTACTGATATCAGCAGCGCAGTCAGCTATTTCTTGGATGTCGAGCATCTCGTCAAATACCCTTGACGGATCTGAATAAACGTTTCGAATGATATGAGTGTAGGATCGACTATGAATCGTTTCGGAAAATGTCCATGTTTGGATCCAGGTTTCGAGTTCGGGGAGCGAACAAATCGGTAGAAATGCCAAGCTAGGCGCACGTCCCTGTACAGAGTCAAGAAGAATCTGACGCTTGAGATTGCTTGTAAAGATGTGCTTTTCATGGTCGCTTAACCCTTTAAAGTCTTTGCCGTCTCTTGACAGATCTACTTCTTCTGGCCGCCAAAAAAATCCGAGTTGCTTATCTGTCAGCTTCTCGAAGATATTGTAACGTTGCTTATCGTAACGGGCAATATTGACTTGCTTTCCAAAGAAACAAGTCTGTTCTGTAGCATCAAACATTTCGTTTGAAAAAACTGTCATTCAACTCTCCAGGTGCTGGTGTTTAGTTTAATATCTTTCGGCCAATCGCCTTCGGTATATGATTTATCATGGAATCGAAGTTCGTTTGTCGGCATGATAGTCAGTCTGCCATTGTCTAATTGAATAAACATAAATTCCTTCGACTGAGAAGGATCTTGTGAATATCCATCGTGCATTGGAATCACTGTAAAAAGATAACGGCCAAAAAGGCCGCTCTTTCGAATCTCTGCTTGTTGACTGTGTAGATAATTATATATCAATACTGAAAACTGATCGCCGTAACAATCCCACAACTGTGTATCTTCAAGATGCCAAGTTGATGTATTCGGTCGAAATGCCAGTGCATGAGGTGGAACTCCACGATAAACTGCTCCACATTCGAGCATCACGTGACATCCCCAAGAATGACCAGCTTTGGCATGAAGTGCAAACCATACACATGGTTCGAACGTGTATGGTTTGGCATCTTTACGAATGAACGAAGAATCTACCCAACAATAGATATGATGCGGAAGATTTCCTGATCCCGTATATAGCACTACCAGTCCTTCGCTTCGAGCCACTCAATTTGGTTTTGAGGAACCGTTCGTGTTTCAATTTCACCTGTTTTGGTGTCTTCAATCGTAAGCTTCACTGCAGTTGTGTTTGGGCTTGTTTCATGTTTATGAACAAACCAAATTTTACCTGCATCGGCCCACATGTCATTGTCTAGTTTAATATATTGCATTATCTACCTTGTCCACGATACGCTTTAAAGTTTTTCTTCTTATGCTTATTCATCGACGACAACTTAGGACGTCTTGTATCTTGTGATGTGCCTGTTACGATCTTTACGTGTTGTACAGCTCCAGCTGCTGGCGCTTTTCTTGCCATTTAAAACTCCTGTTAGATTTTACAAGAGTCACAGTCCTCATCATCTAGTTGCCCTTGTGCTAGCGGTTTAGATTCTTCAATTTCACCAGCACCGTCGAAGGTGTTGAAATAGTAGAGCGTCTTACCGCCGTACTTGTAGTGCATCAAAATATGTTTAATCATCTCTGACATCGGAATCTTCTCATCCTCATAGTGACGAGGATTATAAGAAGTGTTTACCGAGATTGCCTGATCGATAAACTTCTGTAGGACTGCCATAATCTTCAGATAACCTTCTGGAGACTTTTGATCCCATAGTAATTCGTATTTATTCTTCAGTCGTCTTAACTCTGGAACAACTTGCTTCAGTACACCATCTTTCGATTGCTTGATCGAGATGAGTGCACGAGGTGGTTCGATACCATTGGTCGAGTTACTGATCTGAGCAGAAGTCTCGGCTGGCATCAGAGCCATGAGAGTCGAGTTACGAATGCCAGATGACAATGCTCGGCTTGACAATACACTCCATGGCATCTTATAGTTAGGAGCGACCAATTCGTCTACATCTTTTTTGTATGTATCGATTGGCATAGTACCATATGCATACTTTGTCTGATAATCAAGAGGGCAAGAACCTACTTCTTCAGCCAAGTCGACCGAGGCTTTAATAAGGTAATAACTCCATGCTTCAGCATACTCATGAACAAGCTCAAGGTTAGGATCAGAGTAATTAGTGTCATTACGAGCCAACCAATAAGCAAAGTTAATGATACCAATACCAAGAGGCCTACGATTCCGAGTACCAATAGCAGCGGCTCGAACAGGATAGTCCTGATAATCAAGTAGGGCATCCAAAGCGCGTACTGCAATGGTGCATGGCTTTTCGAAATCAGCTGGCTTTCTAATCTTTCCCCAATTGATCGCTGCAAGCGTGCATAGGCTAATCTCGCCTGTTTCATCATGAATATCCTTTAGTGGTGTTGTTGGCAATGTAATCTCACAGCACAGGTTGCTCATCTTGATCGGAGTATCTTTGGTGAATGAACCATGCTCGTTGGCATGGTCTACGTTCATCAGATAGATTCGTCCGGTGTCTTTTCGTTCGGTAACGAAGGCTGAGAAGAGATCAATCGCAGGGATGGTTTTCTTTCTAACCTTACTACGTTCGTACTTTTCGTAGAGTTCTCTAAAGTCTTCAGCGCTTTTGTAAAAGGCTTCATAGAGATCCGGGACATCACTAGGTGAGAAGAGGGTGATATTACCTCCAGATAAAAGTCTTTCATACATTACCTTATTAAATTGCACACCATAATCAAGATGACGGATACGGTTATCTTCAGTGCCCTTATTATTCTTTAGGACAAGAATATCCTCCACTTCGTAATGCCAAAGGGGGTAATAGAGAGTCGCTGCTCCACCACGGACACCACCTTGGCTACAAGATTTAACAGCTGACTGGAAATGCTTATAAAAAGGAATAACACCAGTGTGAGAAGCATCGCCATTGCGTATAGGAGATCCAACAGCCCTAATACGACCGCCGCCAATACCAATACCAGCTTTCTGAGAAACATACTTAACAATTGCGGAGGCTGTTGCATTTATGGAATCCAGCGAGTCGTCAGTTTCGATAAGTACGCACGAACTAAACTGACGTTGAGGTGAGCGCACTCCTGCCATAATAGGAGTAGGAAGACTAATGTCAAATGTACTGATAGCATCGTAAAGGTCCTTTACCCATTTCATTCTATTTGTGGTGTAATTTTGAAAGAGTGTCATGGCAATCAACATGAATGCCATCTGTGGCGTTTCGTAGAACTTATTCGTCACACGATTACGAATGAGATACTTTCCACGGAATTGTTCCATGGCAGCATAGGTCAGTAGGTTATCACGGTCGTGGTCGATGTATTTTTCAAGTTCATCGAACTCTTCTACAGAATATACATCGCCCATTTCCTTATCATAATAACCTTCATCGCGTACACGAATATAGTGCTTTAAGAGCGGTTCAGGATTGTACGTGCCGTAGACTTGTTTACGAAGATTATAGTTGATTAGACGACCAGCAACATACTGATAGTTAGGTTGTTCTTCTGTAATGAGTTCAGCAGCTGCCTTGATCAGAGTCTCTTGAATATCAGAAGACTTGATCTTATCATAAAATTGAATATGAGTTTTGATTTCAAGATCTGAAACAGAAACGCCGCTTAAACCTTCACACGCATGCAGCGCTACTTTATGGAACTTATTAATATCGAGTGGTTCTCGCGTTCCATCACGTTTCGTTACTTGAATCATCTGTTCTCTTTCTTAATCCAATTTTGCCGTCGTCATAAACGGTCCATACTAGTTCAGTATCTATATCCCAACCCATGGCTTCCATAAGTTCATCTGATAATTC